CTCGACCTTGAAAGTTACAATACTCAGGTATCGCCCATCTGAATCCTGAGAACGGCGTTGACCACCTAGGAGTACTCCATCCACCCCAAAAGCTGTCACTGTCATCACTCTGACGCATCCATACAATATCAATCTCGCGACTACTGTTTTGTCTTAAACTATACTCATACACAGCTTCTATTGGTGCATCTTCTCCATTAGAAGAGCTACCAATAAACATTCTCAACTCATCACTCATAACGTTTCCTAATGTACTGTTGGACTGTGAAACTCATCTAGTGAGAAAGGTTCAATTAAGTCGTGGTTCTCAAAGATGTAAGACATCATGCTAGTATATTCATCATCTTCCATTGCAGTACGGTACAGTCTTAACGCAATACCAATCATGGTACCTGCTACTGCCACGCCGCTATGGCTCTCACCTAACTTATCCATAGCCATCCGATAGAACTGCTGATACATTTCGACTGTATCTTTGGTCAGTTGATCAGAGGTGTCTTCCGTCATTCTACTCTCCAAACTTATAGTTGAAAAAAGAAATCTCTCTATGAAACATCTTCGCTACTTTATCTATGTCGTCTTGATTAGTGAACAATTCACTGTAATGCTTCTTACGGTACCCACTCTTCATCTTGGTACCTGTGACCATTTGCTGTATTATATTGACCCCAAGATGGTTCATAAGAGATGTGAACTGATCAGCAAGGTCATTATACTGTATAACATGGTCGACCATCAACTGGTCATTGACACCATATAACTCCCAGTCCTGCGGTGCTGCATACCATGATCCTAGTACATTATCGACAAAGAACCTAAAGTTAGACTGATCGTCTTTGTATTGTTTAAGTTGAGGTTCTCTCTCTGTCTTCCAATAGAACTCGCTCACTACCTTTGCCCATGGGTTACGCTCAACAGTAAATGTTGTATACTCATCCCATACCTGTTGACCAACCAAATCTCTCACCATGTGCCATGGTCTGTGACCATCAGGTTGGTTAGGTAGCTTAGGACCAATGTTTACTCTAGGTGTATCATCTATCTTAGATCCAGTGCACACATCACGAGACATATCAAAGAAGTTGTTGACCAGTACATTCTCAATTGTTGAACCAGCAGTCTTCTTTGTCTTGATGAATATAAACTTACTTGAGTGTGAGATTAGCATTCTTTATATGGCTCCACGCTGTTCCATCTTTGATCTCATTGTATGTCCACTGACAATATGCAAGGTCATTCAACCATTGCTGCCTATCAGGCATCTTGTGTACCTTATCAATCTCAGAAAGGTGATATGCAGCTACTGGTGTGGCCATAGAACCTGGTGACATTGGGTACACAGGCACTCCATAGCATGCAGCTTCGGTTAGTGCATTAGACGTCCAACCAACAACAGCATGCGCATCATCCAAATCCTTCTGAAGGTACTTGCCACCATTCAGTCCTTCTGATCCTTGGTTACTAGACCAGTACACATCAGGGAACAGTTCCACTACCTCTGGCACCATATGAGCTTCAAAGAAGTTAGAATACATTCCGTGCTTTGGATGTGGACGAATTACTATGGGTAGGTCGCTAGCTTGTCTGATACGACTGATGCAGTTGTGTAGCCACTTATAGTAAGAACCATACTGCTGGATCATTCTGATTAGGCTAGTGTCGATCACGTGTTGAAGTACTATAAGAATGTACTCCCCTTTCTTGTCACGCCAAGGCTTTATCTCGATGTCGTGCTCTTTTTGAATTCGTAGCCATCGATCGGAACCGTTACCCATAGGACCGAAGTTAGCTTCGTTCCACAAAAAGCTATTCCACGCAAACCGAAAGTATTTCTTGTAGAAGTCGTCATTTACATTTTGACGAAACACTGCAGACTCAAATACAATTCGCTTCTTTTTGGAATTGGTGATAAAGTTATAGAAAGGCTCTCGGAATGGTTCCTTTGCATGATTAGGATGTTGAATGTTAATCTGAACGTATGCATCAGCGTCTAGATGCTCGTCTCGTTCGCTAAATGGAACCTCAACAAACGGATCACACTCCGGAGTTGGATGCTTGTACAATTGCTTCCAATCGCTAAAAAACACTATTTTGTTCACGTCATAATCCTAAATATATTTGTCCCATAACGGACTCAACTAAAGAGGAGGTAATCATGGACCTTTTAAAGAAACTTCACTGGCCATCATGTGCAATTGGAGGTGGAGCAGTCCTGATCCTGTTGTGGTTGTTGTGACGAGAGGGGGCTTTGCCCCCTTTTTATAGATGTTTGCTATGAATCTTAACACCAATGAACTCATTGTAGTAATCATCCCTCAAAAGTACATCAAAGTCAAACTGATATTTGGCTTCATAGTAAGAACATTCACCTTTAGTACTACACAGTTTTAGAATGTGTCTTGTGAATCTATCATGACCATGTTGTTCTACTAACAACTTGACCTCTTCACTAGACCCATAGTAATCCTGCCAGTCAGACTCTTTGACAACTGTTCGCTTTCTTTTCTTTCCTTTGAGAGGAGGAAGTTTTTTAGTCGACCAAAACCACTTCTTTCCAATATATTTCTTTCCATTATCTAAATTTGTTATCTGGTAAACGAACCCGACATACTCACCTATCATATCAGATGTAAATGGTTGGCCCTCGTACAACCAGGGCTGTTTCATTTTGTTGTTCTCTAACCTTACAAGTAGTAACTATTTCTTCACGAACGACTGTACCTCGCATAGGATGGGGTAGCCGCTCCTTCTTTTCAATAACAGAGGTTTTCCACTCTAAACATTGACCTTGTTGCTCTACTGTCTCACATCCAACTAGAAGTACTAGTGGTAACATAAATTTAAACATTACTAATCCTCAAAGTCTAACTCATCCATATTTTCATCGTAAAAGTATTGTGACAGTTCAGCACCACAGAAACAACAATAGCTTGGTTCTTCTACCCCTATACCAAACTGATCATCATCAAAGGATACAGTAAACTCAGCACCACATCCCCCACATTCTTTATTATTAGATATTGTTGTCATAAAGACATTCCTGCAAATGTCTGATCGTCGACGTCCTTCTTAACGCCTCCGATAATGTATGAGGATATTTCGGTTTCTTGTGGTGCTACTTGTACTTCGCCACCACTAATCCATTTCTGCGTCCATGGCAGTGGATTAGCCTGCTGTACACGGTATGGGCACTTATAACCCACGGCATGCATTCTCTTGCTAGCAATCCATTCAACATACTCACCAAGTAGGTCGGCGTTTAAACCAATCATGGATCCGTCTTTAAACAGATACTCAGCCCACTTCTTTTCCTGTTGTACCACACTGTCAAACAAAGCAATAACTTCTTGCTCACTCTCTTGTCTAATTTTAGCATACTCTTTATCGTCTCTAGCAAGTAGCTTTAGCATTTGTTGGGTTGATGCTAAGTGTACATTTTCATCTCTTGCAATAAACTTAATGATCTTTGCGTTGCCTTCCATCTTCTTGAGCTCAGCAAATGCCCAGCTACATGCAAATGAAACATAGAAGCGAATACCTTCTAAAGCATTGACAGCGTTGAGAGCCAGCCACAGATTCTTCTTTGTAGGCTTTGTAATGACATCGTCATAGTATTTTGAGATGGACTTAGCACAATCTACTATCTCTTGGATATCAAGCATACCATCAAACACCTCACTCGGATTGTTGTAGATGTTTCGAATGATGTGAGTATACGAGCGAGAGTGAATAGTCTCGCTGAATGTCCAAGTAACAATCCAGTTTTCTAGTTCAGGTAGTGAGCAGATAGGAAGGAAGGCTTCTGTTGGAGCTCTGCCCTGTACACTATCGAGTAAAATCTGACGCTTAAGGTTGGATGTAAAGATGTGCTGTTCATGATCAGACAAGGATCTGAAGTCCTTACTATCACGACCAATGTCTACTTCTTCTGGTCTCCAAAAGAATCCAAGTTGTTTCTCTGTCAGTTTATCAAATGTGTTGTATCGAATATTTTCATAGCGGGCAATATTTACGGGTTCGCCAAAGAACATTGGCTGCTTGGTGTTATCTACCTTTTTGGTATCAAATACAGATCGCATTACTCCACCTCAACGATGATGCCTTCATCGGTACTACGAATGCGTTTCACAATCAAAGGTTCATCACCCTTCTGACCACCCTGAATCTCATCGAAGTAAACCTTAGAATCAACCGCAACATACGGACCACCGCTGGGATCGAACATACGGAGATCATCGTGATCAATGCCTTCAAAGCGACAATACGTCATTGAGTCGCCTTCCATCACGAATTTGTATTTGTTCTCACCGATTTTCTCGTAGTGATATTCATCGCCATATCTATTTTTCATTGTTGCTCCTAAATCTTACAGCTGTCGCAATCTTCTTCGTCTTGCTCAACTGACTGTTCGTAGTATGGATGTGCTGCTGGTTCGAATTCGTCTGTGGCACCGTCGTATGTGTTAAAGTAGTACAGCTGCTTTCCACCATACTTGTAGAACATTACTAGATGTTTCAACATTTCACTCAAAGGAATCTTCTCCTCATCGTAATGCTGAGGATTGTAAGATGTGTTTACACTGATTCCTTGATCAATATACTTCTGAAGTACAGCCATGATCTTGAGGTAGCCCTCTGGGCTCTTTTGATCCCACAAAAGCTCATACTTGTTCTTCAGACGTCGATACTCTGGTACTACTTGCTTGAGTACACCATCTTTAGATTGCTTTACCGATACAAAGCTGCGAGGTGGCTCAATTCCGTTCGTGGCATTACTTATCTGACTTGAGGTCTCGGAAGGCATCAAAGCCATAAGTGTACTGTTACGAATTCCAGTCCATGCCAACTGATGTCGAAGTGATCTCCAATCCATCCGTGTAGCAGGTTTAACTAATTCGTCGACATCATCCTTATAAGTCATGTTTGGAGTGATACCATCACCATACTTTGTGTGGTCAATTAATGGACATGCACCTTTCTCTTCTGCAAGATCAGCTGATGCTTTAATTAAATAATACGACCATGCTTCCGCATACTCATCAATTAGTTCAAGGTTAGGGTCACTGTAATTAGTATCGTGCTTGGCCAACCAGTATGCAAAGTTAATGATGCCAACACCAAGTGGTCTACGATTCATAGTAGATCGTTCAGCAGCTGGTACTGGATAATCCTGATAGTCTAGCAGCGCATCCAATGCTCGAACAGCTATCAGCGCTGGCCTTTCAAAGTCAGCTGGCTCTTTAATGTTACCCCAGTTAATTGCTGCCAACGTACATAGACTAATCTCTCCGTTAGGATCATCGTCACTATAGAGAGGTGTCGTTGGAAGATCAATTTCACAGCACAGGTTTGATTGCTTGATAGGAGCTTGCTTAGGATCGAATGCGCCATGTGAGTTAGCATGATCGACGTTCATCAGATAGATCCGGCCAGTATCTTTTCTCTCTTGTAGGAACGCAGAGAATAACTCTACAGCCGGCATTACTTTCTTAGTTAGCTTTGTCGACCTCTCAGCTTTCTCATAAAGCTCTTTGAACTTATCGTTGTCAGTAAAGAATGCGTCGTACACTTCTGGTACTTCGTTTGGAGAGAAAAGAGTAATGTCTCCACCCGACAATAGTCTTTCGTACATCAGTTTGTTAAACTGTACACCATAGTCCAAGTGTCTTACACGATTGTCTTCGGTACCTTTATTGTTCTTTAGTACCAGTAAGTCTTCTACCTCCAGGTGCCATATCGGATAATATAGAGTTGCCGCGCCACCTCTGACACCCCCTTGGCTACAAGACTTAACACTAGCCTGAAAAAGTTTATAAAAAGGTATGACACCAGTATGAGTTGCATCACCGCCACGTATAGGCTGACCAAGGGCACGAATAGAACCAGCTCCAATACCGATACCGGCTTTCTTTGAAACATACTTAACGATCGCGCTTGATGTTGCATTGATAGACTCCAGGCTGTCAGCTGTCTCGATTAGAACACAGCTTGAGAATTGTTTGATTGGCGTTCTGACACCTGCCATGACAGGAGTAGGCAAAGAAACGTCGAAATTGGAAAATGCGGTATACGCGTCTTTAACCCACTGCATACGGTCTTCTCCATAGCTGTGGAAAAGAGTAGCTGCAATAAGCATGTATGCAATCTGAGGTGTCTCGTAGATCTGTTTAGCTGCTCTGTTCTGTACCAGATACTTGCCACGGAATTGTTCCATAGCAGCGTACGTAAGAAACTCATCACGACTATGATCAATAAACGACTGCATGTGGCCAAACTCTTCGTGTGTGTACCACTCAAGCAATTCGCTTGTATAGAATCCAAGCTCAACAATTCTTTTCACGTGATTGTAAAGATGATCAGGTCGATAGTTGTCGTACACTTGCTTGCGCAGGTGATAGTTAATCAGCCTGCCGGCAACGTATTGGTAGTTGGGAGTTTCTTCACTGATTAGGTCAGCTGCTGCCTTGATTAAAGTCTCTTGAATATCAGCAGACTTAATATTGTTATAGAATTGGACATGAGACTTGAGTTCAATCTCGGATGGAGATACTCCTTTAATGTCTTCACATGCCCACATAACAACTTTGTGGAATTTTTCAAGGTCAAGTACTTCACGCGAGCCATCTCGCTTGGTAACGTAGATATCAGTCATACACTAAAACTCTCGCCGCATCCACAGGTAGCTGTACTGTTAGGATTCATTATTTCAATCCCACAGTTAATACCTTCTTCTTTAAAAATAAGTTGGGACCCATTAAGCATTACCATGCTCTTTGGATCAATGAACAATGTGATACCATTATCATTTATAACACGGTCTTCGATCAACTGGTGATCGACATATTCTATAATATATTCCCATCCTGTACAACCACCAGGCTTTACTCCAAGCCTGATTCCTAAACCTTTACCTCTGGTCTGTAATTGGTTACCTATCCAGTTAGCGGCTTGCTCCGTCACAGTTATTGGGTTCTGAGTTTTCGGATCGAATAAATTCATGTTTGTCTTTGTAATCCTTGATTGCGGCTTTAATTGCATCCTCTGCAAGTACAGAGCAATGAATCTTTACAGGCGGGAGTGATAGTTCTTCAGCAATTTGTCGATTACTGATTTCTCCTGCTTCGTCAAGGGACTTTCCTCTAACCCACTCTGTGAGTAATGATGAAGAAGCAATAGCACTGCCGCATCCGTAAGTTTTGAATCGAGCGTCTTCAATAATTCCGTCGGACGATACCTTGATTTGAAACCGCATGACGTCTCCGCATGCAGGAGCGCCGACCATGCCTGTTCCGACACTTTCTTCGTCATCGGCGAACTTACCAACGTTTCTAGGATTCTCATAATGGTCTAGTACCTTATCTGAATACATTGTTAACTTTCCTGAAAGAAATTGTTTATCTCTCTCGCTTTATCATCTACCCAAATATCATAATGAGGCTTGCCCACATTAAATTCGTGATACTTTGCTCCCCACTGATGCAATTGCTGCTTAGTACGATCATACCAGTCTATTCCTGATACTGTACCTCTAGCTGTCCAGTAATGGATCTCATGACCTTCATCATACAGGCGGTTAATCTTTTTGATTCTGTCCACGTATGGTTTGCTTTTAGAATAGTCAGGGAATTCACTATTCATTTCCCTCACATCAGTTTGTTCACAAATCGTACCATCAATATCTACCATGTATCTCATTAAACTTTTTTCCACTGATTGATTCTAACGGTCAGAGCAAGACCGTGGAGGGTATTATTATCTATAATCTGTTGAACGTTGTCTACACCTTTAATTGCCATTTCATTAATATCTTTTTGTAATATTGAACTCGGCCACACAACTATTTTGTATTGCTTAGCTGCAGCATCAACCATGATGTCGACCAGCTGTTGATTACGGGGTTGGTTGTCAAATACAAGCACGACGTTATCACGGTCTAAAACCTTCGATACAGCATTTAGATCACTGCTCCCTACAGCTACACTGTTATCCAAGAACATACTGTCAAATGGACCCTCAGTAACATATACTGTACGGGAACGATCGATGTTATTGAGGTTGTATATCAGAGGTTGGTTCTCATCAATACGTACAGTAATGTACCTAAGGTTGCTATCGTTGACTGCTCTGCAATTAACAGCGATTAGGTTATCGTCGTTATCATAAAAAGGAATGACGATTCTAGGATCGGATCCAAGCACCCTACCCTCATACTTCTCACTCAGTTGCTCGAGCTTCTGACTATCATCGACAAAGTATAGTTGATCCCATGCGTCTGATGGTATTTGTCTATCAATCAAATACTGTTCGCCAGGAGATCCTTTGACTGGAACAAACAGCTCATCGAGAATGGTACTGCTCTTAAACTTTGGCTGTTCGAACTTAAACGGCAAGATGTTGCTAGTGTTAGATTGCTTACCTTCAGCAAAGGTCTCAAACACATACTGCTTGTGTAGAGTTGGATCTACGTTCTTGAGGAAGCCGTTGAGATTGGAGCTGAACGAGCAGTTATGACACTTGTAGAAAATACCTCCTTTCTTGGTAAAGAAGTATCCTCGTGCTTTCCACTTGTTCTTCTGACTGTCACCGCAGATGGGGCAACGGAAGTTAGCTGTATACGGCTGGTTGCTCTTTACAGAGTATCGGTCAAGACGATTAGAAATGATGCCCGCGTACTTACGATCAATCCATTCACTCATTATATGTCCAGTTAATAGCGGCAACACCGCATAGCATACTGGATAACAAGTGAAATGTCAACTAGTCTACAGGAGGATTCTTGGGTTTCTTGACGTCGTAGCCAACCGGACCAACAGTTTTCACTTCAATGTGACTACCGTCTTTCTCGATCAGTTTAATATGGGTGTCGGTTAGCTTAACAATCTTTTTACATTCAAACGTCTTTGGATCACGTGAGGTTGTTTTGGAGCCATCTGGATTTACAACCGTAGCTCCTTCAAACCAAATAGTGACCTGGTAATACTCAGTCCAAAAGGACTTAATCCAGTTCCAAAGTCGCTTAAACATCACTTACCCAGCTTGTCGTTAAGCTCTTTGATCATATTGTCCTTGGTCTTGCGCTTATCCAGTTCAATACCAAGTTCACGACCAAGTTCTTCTAGCTTAGCTTTGGTCAGCTTCTTTAACTCTTCCTTAGTAGGAATGTCATCGAGCTTATCTTTGACTTTCTGCTTAGCTTCTTCGATCTCTTCTTGGATGTCTTCTACAACGTTTTCTACTACTTCTTCAACCTTGTCAGCAACATCTTGAAGTTCCTTATCAAGTCCAGTACCATACCAGTGCTCGACTATGCGTTGCGCAAGCCACCAAGCACCAGCAATAATTACCAAACCACCTACTACATAAAACAAAGGGTCCATTACACTATCCTCTAGTTACATAAAAAAATGGGTTGCCATAGCAGCTAATGATGAGGCTATAGCAATCCAAAAAAGTTTTGTAATAATGTTAACCGTATGTGCGTTTTCGTTAACTTTATCTTCAATTACATCTAACTTTAGTGAGAATCGATTCATTCGATCAAAGTTAGCGAGGTTGTTCTTTTCAATAGCAATCAACTTTTCTTCTGCGCGCGCTAAGGAAATCATTGCATCGGATAATTTATCAATCTTTTCCTCAATACGATCTAGTCTCTTTACCTGAGTGTCAGCCACAACTTAGTCTCCTGGAGTAAGGGCATCTTTCCACTTTGTTAAAGTACCCTCTTGCACAACCTCTTCCTTATCTTCGGGGAGCTGTTGTTTGGCAATACTTTCCTCATAATACAAGATTAAACTTTTTTGTTGACCTATGTATCTTTTTAGGTCAGCCATGGTTAACGATAGATTTTCATAATGAGGAACACTAATGGCAAAAAATACAACATCGCCATTCTCTTTCTCGAATCTCTCTAAAAATTCTTCCAGATTCTCTTCATTAACTGTATAGAAGTATGTAGGGTAAACAGTCACACCTTTTGGATGTGGCTGTACGGGAATCTCCTTTTCCACATAATCTGTCTTAACTACGATACGTGGTTCAACAGAGCTGCATGCAGCGAGACTACTCGCTATCAGGATTAGCGCTAACGACTTCAGCAGGTTTGTCACTGGTATACTCCTCAAATTCTCTGGCAAGTTTCTCAACGGCATTATTAACTCGAGTCTCAATCATTCCGGGTTTTTGTAAAGCTAACGCGGTCAAGTTATGTCTTCGTAATTTACTTATAAGATCGTCTTGATACTGCTCAGCTTCTCTAGCACGAACACTAAGCTCTTCCATTCTTATTTTAGATGCTTCCGCATCAACCTGCATCTGGGTAATTGTAGCTAGGTTGGTCTCCGCTACCATTTCAAGTTTAGCATTGTTATCCCGAAGCGTAGCAATAGTCTTTTGCGTATCTTGATAGTAAAAGAAACCGCCACCAGCTAAAGATCCAAACAACAATAATATAATCAAAATAGGCATTATACGTTCTCCATTCGCTCCATCAATCTTTCGGCACGATTAGTTACCTGACGATACCACAAACTATTGCGTCCTTCAACAGCAGCTTCGGCCCAATCTCCTTGCTCCAAAGCAGCATTAAAATTCTTAAACTTAGACAGACGAGTACGTCCCATGTTAAACATCATGTTAGCGAGGATTTCTTGAACTTCACCTGGATACCCTTCCCACACATCAGGTCCATACAGAGCAACACATTCGCTTATTGCCAGATCAAGATCACGCTCAAAACACTCTCGGACACGCTCTTTACTAACTGGGGTTCCGACGTCGGCTCCATGCTCTGGATCTGACTCAAGCACGAGATGTCCCACTCCGAAGGTTGCGTACCCAAGATGGTCCAGATAAATTTCATTGACGACTCCTTCGTCGATTTTAAGCTGTTCAAATACTGCGTTGCGGTCCATTCGTAATTCCTTTGTTATTGCTTTGCACTGCCGTACTTATTTTTCCAGTTACCCAGCTCGTGCATGTAACAGTCGTGATCCTGAGCCTTTGCCCAACTTAGCTCTTGAATGATACGGTTGTACCATTGCTTATCGTAATCATCTTTAGCTTTGTCCATGTCTTGAGCAAGCTGACTAATACGAATATCTATGTATTCGGTAATTGTGTGTTGTTTGCCTCTACGCATTAGATGTTAACATATCCATTTTTATGAAGTTTAAGGATAACGTGAAAAGGTCCATCACTAGTGATCCGAATATTTGAGTTGGCATACACGTTGTCAGTGAAACCAACAAAAACATAATGCCCACCGTTTATTAGATAGTAATGGCCATGAACCGTATTAGCTACTGGATCGTCTATCCTGGAAAAATCAATTTGCTTATCCTTCTTAGCACCCCAATACAATTCTTTAATATGTACTTGGGATTGTGTTCCAATGAACTGTTGACCACTATTAGCTATCTTAGGTCCATCCAAGGCAATATCGATTGTATCTCCACTATTACTTGTACCGTAAACTTTAAGTACCGTCTCGTGTAGAGTGTTTTTAAGAACGTGAATGCTTGCCATTACATTTCACCTTTATTCTTTAAGAGCTTTTCTTTTTTCTTTTTATTACGTCTTCGAAGATAGGTAATTCCGTTAATACCTCTACCAAGTACTGGTTTACGTCCTTTTGGTTTACCCCAATGCACTTGGTTGTCACCTGTACCAACCACTCCAGCTCCAGTTACGTTAGCTGCCATATCATCTTGTAAGAGGTTATAAGACTTGTCGCTGTTTTCAAGAAGATAGTTGTAGTTTTCGGTAAGAGCTTGTTCAATCTCACAATCAGTCATCCGCACGCCTTCTGCTCCTTCCTTCATCAGAAGTAGAGCTCCAGCGAATGTTGAGTATTTGCGATCTAGACCGACTCGAGCGAGGATTCGTTTAATGTTAAAAGTAAATCGTGTAAAATGATCGTATGCCTTCTTTTCTTCAGGAGTACCTGGCTTCTTAAGCAGCTTACCTTTTTCATCGACAATACCGAGCTCAAAGGCCTGCGTCTCATTAAAAGGAGTCGCAATGGCCTTAATGAATCGGTAAAGAACGTATAGGTCGACAGCTTGGCTCATAGGTTAGATAATACCGTATCTGCATACGAGTCTGTAGGAATCTCATTTGTATTTATGGTTACACTATCAGGACCCATATTATCTAACACTGAAGGCCACATATTAAGATAAGAAAGAAACGATTTAAGTACTACAACGTGGTCTGGTAACTTGAATACGAGCATCTTAGTACATGCTTGAGGTTCAAATACATTGAACAATGTAATAAGGTGATTAAGAATGAGTCTTTCTTTTAGCTCACCAGTTTCACTGTATGATTTAAGCAAACGCTTGACATACTTGATACGATTGAGATCATCGTGAAACTCAAGCATGTCAGTGCAGTTTGGGTTGTCATAGTACTTCGCAGCAAATAGAGAGAAGTTATTATCATTCAATTGCATTATAAAATCTTATTTTAGAAAACGGATAAAGCTACTCTCTTGATTTGTGTATTGGATACTGCAACGTACAGGTAGTCACTATCCCAGAAGATACTACCTTGCATGCCATCACCAAGATCAGTTGTTGCGTTGTTACTTGATGGAGTTGTGGCTACTGCCAGCGTAATTACACCATTAGCTGCAGTCACCTTGTTATTAAATGTAGCAAAGTGAGTGAACGTAGTGTTAGCTGGTACAGCACCAAATAGATTCTTAGCAGTAATTTTCTTACTAACCGGGGTTCCCGAAGGATCATCTACAACGTAGAATACATCCTCGGAAGCCGCGGTAGTAAGATTAGCTAATTCAGTTACTTTCTGATCAGCCATTAGTTAGCTCCTTACGCGTCAGGAAGCTGTACGTCATCATCCGCATCGCCAGCGATGGTAGACATAGCAACTAATACTTCAGTCTTCTGGCGAACGTTGCCATTTGAATCAGTGTAACGATCGCCAATCTTAACCCAACCAGCGTGGTGGGTATTAGCAGTTGCAACGCCTTGCTCAGCTACAGATACACCAAACACTTTGTCTGGATCAACCGTACCATCACTTACAACAGGTGAAATTGGCTTTTCGCTTACAGTAAACGCCTTGCCAGATACATTAGTAATGGCAGGTGTTACGGTACAAACAGTTGAGTTAGCAATAGTAAGAATAGTAGCTGTGCCACTATCTGTAATTGCGATAACATCACCAACCGTATAGTTGTTAGCAAAGACTGACGCAGTGCCCGTTACAGTTGTCCCGTTAGTTACGGTAACTGTTCCTGGAGACGCGATATCGTCCTTATCTCCCCATGCAGACATTTGGATTCTCCTATTTCTTCTTTTTGTGATTTCCGTGAGACATTTCAAGAGTGACCTTCATCTCTGCAACAGGTACTCCTTTCTCAATTCCGTGATCAAACATTACATCGTACCACTCAACAAAACCGTGCTCGTCTGGCTCGGCATGCATCGTTCGGACAGTTTGACCCTCACCCCACTGCTCGTGGTATACGTGAGTAGCACAGTTGTGCTTATCGACAGCCTGATCAGCAACACCGTCAGCCTCGTCTTCACCCATCTCTTTCTTGATGATCTGCATGCCTGATTGACGTAGTTGTTTTTCTGCACGAGCAGCGTCTTGAGCTGTAAATACGTGCATCTTGTGCATTTTACCGTCTTTTGGACTCTTGTAATGGATTACAATACTTTCTTCATCAAGATTTACAGACTCTTCAACCTTATCATCGAGCTTAGGCTCTATATCAACACTATCTTGCTTAGACCTGTCACCATCTTTCTTCATAGACTTTTTAATAGTTTTACGGCGGTTATGAAGGTACTTGTCTGATTTATCGACATCACCATCATTATCGATGTCAGCGTCAGCTTTACCGACTGGATCCATCTTCTTCTTTTCCATGACACTGTTTACGGCGTCAAGGAGGCTATCTGAGATGCCTAGTCGCTTATGAGTTAAAGGGTCCACGGTATATCTCCAAGGTTTTTCTGTATTTATGTTTTTCTATTTATGGCTCGTTCGATCAGCTCTTTAGTACGATCTGATACAGACTCAGCTACTTTCTTAGCCTGAGCAGTGGCAATAGCCATTTTTTTGTCCATTGGCATTTTAGGATCATCACGAGAAATAGCTTGCGCAATCTCTTCACGCTTCTTTTTTTCTGCTGGAGTCAGAATCTTTTCATCAACCTGTTCGACTTCTTCTGACTGCGATTGGTTCTTCTTTTGATCGCGGTACTTAGCCCTGATCTTATCAATCTCTCTATTGTCTGGCTTTCTTTTTTCCTTGCTGTAACTGTTTGCAGCAGCGTCAGCAGCCTTCATACGCTGGGCAAAACCCTTATCGACTTCCTCACCGTACTGGCCGTACTGGTGCTTGTTCAAAGCCTTGGCAGCAGCCTGTGTCTTTTTATCGTGCTTGCCAGGAAAGTCGTCAATGTGCATTCGCTGATCACCGAAGCTCTTATTATTCTTCTTAGCCAGGTCTTCGATGTGCTTCTTCGCAGCCTTTGCTTGAGGGGAAAGAGGTGTTCTCTTAATTGCCTCTTCGACACTTTCTTCTTCTTTAGCCTCATTGAAACTTTCTATATCTTCGATATCGGGCAACTTGTCTGGATTAAGCTCGTCTAAGATTTCTTGTTTTTCTTCGGTGGGCAATTGATCCAAATCTTCAACTACTTGTTCAACCGGAGCTGGCTGCGCTGAAGCGGCCATGATGTGTCTGATTGAGTTCTCGAGTGATCGATGAGTCGTCATTTTTATCTTTTAACCTCTGTTGAGCAGCTAACCATTTGTTAGCGTATTGTACATTTTCATATCCCTCAAACCACGGACCACCTCTAGTAAAGTGGATAGCTTTGGGATTACCGTCTTGCGGCTCTTGATAATGCCCTTCCAACCAGTTCCACTCATGACTGACTTCACCAATCTCATCATCTTGTAGCCATTTAAACTGATGTAAATAACCAGGCTCTGCTGTATTTATCATATCAAGAGTTACACGCTTGTTGGATTCGTGCGCACAGTTCCACATAACCATGCTTGACCAGTTCTTTCTTGGATAAACATGCTGAACATGGCCATGAAACTTTGTCTTTTCTTTAGGTGTGTAGTCATGCTTCACAACTTGAACTGCTTTACTTGGATCCATTTGATCTACAAGCTGCTTAATGTCAGTTTCAAACAAAAAGTCACAATCACAAAAAATAGCAGTACCATTATATCCATTTAACCAAGGTACCATAAATCTTGTAATAGTAAACTCAGTACTGTCCCTACTGTCACTCTCTCTATAGTACAACTTCATGTCTATAAACTGCTGCCTCTTGAGAGGAATTACCGATACAGGTATAGACGCATGCTCCTCAATACTAAATTTACAAACATCAAACGCCTCGGGCTCCTTAGAGTCCCAACCAACATAAACATTTAACATAGTGTCTCACTTAAATGCAAGTACTGCAAGAATCAAAAGTAGAAGTATATTGGTAAAACCAATCTCAATAGCTAGAATGGTATGATACCATACCCACCTAGCTTTATATACTTCTTGTACTGTGTTGTTTTCAGTACCAGGTAGCTTTTCAACAATAGCTTTATCGACAGGGTTATCTTCAACAGGAATACCCATTAATCTGTCAAACCATTTCTTCATAGCCATTGCCTGTTAGGTTGCTCGTTAGCTTCTATCATTGGACCAAGCACTTTCCATGCCGTGCCATCTTTTATCTCATCGACCGACCATTCCATATTAGCGAGCTTACCATAATGCCCTATGATCTGATCGTACGATGGGTAATGAGTAAGACTCTCAGCACACAGGTCGTGTTTAGTAATGTCGTAAACAAAGTTACCAGGATGCATAGACACATTACTAGATCCAGACAATAACGACAACACACTAAACGTGGAATTATATGTGATCACACTATACGCATCCTCTAATGGACCTTTGTCACCTTTTTGGTCCGTGTAGATATCTATAACGTCACCAAACTTATTAGTTATTCTATCTCGCCACTCACTGTGGTCAATAATGTTTTTACGGTGATACCTTAGCTGGATAGGTCTATCTGTTATGTCATCCAGCTTATCTAAAACAAAATAGATCCACTTATCGACATCCTTACCAAACATCATTGGAGAAGCCAACGCATTAGGAGCTATTACTATTTTATCTCCTCGCTGATGCTTACCAATGTGCTGGATATTGTGAAACGATAAAAGTTTAAGTAGTCTCTCAGGACTACTAGGAGGCATAGAAGCATAGTTATTGCAGAACCCATTGACATTTAGTCGTATATACTTGTCAGGGCTCTTTGCATTAAACAAACTACCAGTGACAACAATGTAGGGTTTACCACTAGCTGCAATATATTTCTTGACTGGACCAGCTCTATGAGCCTGATAATTTACAAAGTAGTTACCAATCACGACAAACACATCACAGGTGTCTAGTTCTGGATCTAAAATGTTTTCGTTACCGGTGTATGCGAACGGGAATAGATGTTTAAAAGCTAAAGCTGCTTCACGATATATCTCTCCACTTGCATTTCCAATGATTCCTACTTTCATTACCAGTTGACCTCTTTTACAGATCCGTCAAACCCTTGCTCTACATCCATAGGGAAAAATAAAGACAGTCTGCTTATCTCGCCTCTATCACTAGATATCCTTGGAAGCGCAGCTTTGATTTTTCTAACGAGGACCGAGACTTCATTGTTGTAAGTTGCTACTCTTGCATCACTGCAATCAAAACCAGCAACGATCAAGTTGTATAAAAGAACGCCAGCATTCCAGTAAGTCATGTGACCATCAACGACCTTAGTACCATACTTCTCCATACTCGGTACAGTAATGGCTAGCAGTCCGTTATCATTTAGATCGTTAAAGCACTTTTTAAGAAACTGTCCAACGTTGGTTTGATGCTCTAGAGTATGGGAGCACCAAATACAATCAAACTTGGGTAGGTCCAGATCGAGATAGTTGCCAGTGTAGTCTGCCTGTACATTGAAATCAACCGTGCTGACATTCTTACCATGAGATCGTAGATAGGTAGCATGAGCTCCATTCCAAGATCCAATGTCCAGCACGGTATCAATGTCATCGTATTGAACTACACGTTCAATAGCTTGCATTCCTCTCATATTAAACTCACTTCAATCTGCTTTTAAAAGCATCATACATTGGTTTCAAATCAAGTTCGTGTCTCTTTATTTCAACACCATCAAACTTAATAATCGTAATCAGCAGCATAGTGTCGCCACCGTCTTCAAATACATTCTCAACTTCAAACTTTCTTCCAAGTGTTTGAATCATAGTGGATTCAATACCACCAAGTAAACTCATCAGTCTAAATCTGATACGTTCTTTTTAGACCACATACGGCAGCTCCAATATCTAGCTTTAGTAGTTGGTCCAGGATTTTCACAGTTATGTCTAGCTCTAAAGTTTCGACGACGACCTGGATTATCACGCTTGATAGACAGACCAGGATCACCAAATCGAACTACTTTAATGTTACCTGATGATGGATCACGAACATATACCTTAAACTTCTTTTTAGGATTCTCGGAAGTGCGGATTGGATCATTGAGCTTGACCTTCTTACCATCATACTCGGCTTCAGTGATGTGAAGTTCCTCCATGCAATCCTCACAACAAGATTCGAACTCGATCCACGCTTCTTCTTTAACAGTTTCGCCTGGTGTCTCTTTTTTGTACTTACGAACTAATTTGTCAGTACCATACTCGCCAGCACCACCCTCTTCTGACACTGATGGATGCATGGCAAAACCAGCCTGAATTTCAATGCCGGCTTCTTTGGCTGTTACCATTTGTCCATATCCAGAAGGCTGTTGTACTTGCATTTGGAACGACTCGTCTAACGATTCCTTCCTAACCTTCGAAGCAAGGTCCTTATCAGCACCACCCCAAGTTCCCTTACCTTTAGTAACAAAACTGTTTACTCTAGCGAATGCCCACTGTTGAGGAGTAGTACCTGGTCGGTGACCAGACTTCCATGCAGCCATTCCTCTGTCATACACCCTCTTCAATGTACCGTATGGTATACCAGACTTCTCTGCTTTCTTCTTAAGAGCATCGATTGCTTTTTCTTCAAGAGTGTAATCATCTCGAGGTACAATGCTAGAACTTGACTTTTGCTGCTTACGTTGCAAAGCCTCAAACGCTTCATCGAGATTCTCTGATCGAATGTCTCTAATTTGTGCTCGGTTCTTTTGACCGTCCTGACGACTCTTAAGAGTGTTCCTCTCACGTTTTTGTTTGTCTCTCAGTCTTTGTTTTTCAGCTGCATGTCTTTGAGCAGTTTGATCTGTACTTGGACCAGAAACCCTAGCAGCAATATCTTGCTCATTAATATCTTTATCGTCACCATCATCAAACTTACCAGCTGCTCTGTCTCTAAAAACTTTTTTAACTTCTGATGGAGTTACTCTTGTAATATCAGTAATCTGTTTTTCTGGTTTTTTAAGTAGTTTTCTTAAGTCACCTTTTATAGACATCGCAGATGGAGCATCCACGTACATACTAGGAAGACCCTCTATGTCAACTTTAAACATCGACTCGTTGATCATATTTTCAAACTTGTCATTAAGTAGCTTCTTTTTAGATGCTGAGATCATAGAAAAACGCATACGGTCTGGTACAATGTCAGCTACGTCATCAGTTTGACCATTAGACTCGTCAATCTTCTTAGCTAGATCGGTCATGGTTCTCAGATGAAGATCGTGATAGTTATGACCTTTCAGGCCTGCATCTTTGATTTTCTGCTTTGCGATAGCTTGTCTCTTTTTAAACTCTTCCATGTCAGCAGGTGTAGCATTCTTGTTTTTCAAAGCCTTACGTTCGATGGACAGATAGCTATCTACAGCTCGGATAGCTGCTTCAACCTTTCCTTTGTCTAAACTATCATCTGCAACGTCTCTCTTAAACATCTTGACCGCATCACCACAAAGCTCGAGATCCTGATAACTCTTACCGCCTACAGTGACCGCTTCACCAAACATCTGCTTGTACTTTTTGGTATGAACCGATGGCTTTGTCTTTGCAGACTTGTCACCAGGAGCCGGCTTGTAGTTGGAAGGGTTACTATCATCCTTGTCAGCATACTTCTTAAAATGAGCATCGCGATCAGCTTTGGTAGACTTTGATAGGTCTTTAAAATACTTTGCTGGTTGAGTACCCTTTCTGTCCTTAATGTCTTTGTCTTGTCTAACTTCTTCTTTACGCATATTAAGTAACCAGTGTGCTCTTTGTTTTTGTTGTTTGGTTGATGAGTCGCTGCTACGGATCTTTCTTAACTGTGCGTTAGTAGCATTAGCTGGAATACCGAGTTGTGCTTTATTACCTTCTTCAACCTGTTCGCTAGTATTTTTCCTGGCACTACGAATCCTTTCAATCTCTGCTTTACGAACCTTAGGAAGAAGTCTTTGCGCAAGTTTACTCACTGCAGGAAGTTTCTTTTGAATTAACTTGTCGATAGAAATCTTAGCAGCGGGAGACAGCGATGCATATTTTTCACCCTTATCACCAGCAACCTTCTTACGAAACATCTTGATGGCTTGCTTGCGAGCTCTTTTCATCAGCTTCTGCTTATCAGCCATTTTAAACTTTTTGATCCGTCTTAGATTCTTCATGCGAGGAGCAAGTCGCTTCATCGTACGAGCTCGTTTGATACGTTGTGCATAAGACAGTACTGCTTCATCAAGGATTTGTACATCTTCGATATCAATAGTCTCTGCCCAGTGATCCCAATCGAACGAATCGAAATCTTCTTTGATGTTCATAGCTGACCTTAAATCGTTATACATCCGCTTTGCGTTAGGTTTGGACATCTTAGAAGGCACGCCTCTCATAAAAGCAGCTGCATCGCCTTCGCTTGCTGCCGCTCGCATCTTAGAGGCTGACATACCAGAGACACCTTCTGCATCTGGGTCTCTTTCACCTGCGGATACTACTGTTATTTTTTTAAACGTAAAGTCTCGACCGTTGTACTTGTTTAGTAGAGTACGGAACTCCTGTACACGGTCAGATCCAACTACCATGATTACTTCACTGTGACCCATCTTCTCCAGCTCTTGCATAATCTGAATGATCGTCTTAGAGTTGGAACGGTAAATGACATCACCAAACGATTGCTTGGCGTACTTAAACTTTTGCTGGTAGTTGAGAGGATCTTTCTTGGAATTCTGGCTGTGAGAAAGGAACACGTGTGGTTCAGCGTTTTGTCGCTGGGCTAGCTGTTTGACTTTATTGACTAGCTTCTCGTGTCCTACGGTAGGTGGATTCAACCTACCAAAAGTAAATACTGTTTTTTCCATTGCGTGTTTTCCTTAGACTTAACGCGTAATCATTTATTTATGAATCTGCTATCCTGTGATTAACTTGGCTATGTTTAACCTCATCTGCTCGGACGTACTTGATCATATCCGACAGTGTGGCATCTTCAAGCAAACCGTAGTATTCAATAGCAAGCTGCGGAGCAGGGACGTTTTCAATTTGACCATTCTCAATCATGTCGAGATAGTTTGTATAGCTATGTACAGCTTCTTCTTCGAAGTATGCAACCATCTTATGCGCTGTACGAGATGATACAATGTACAGAACGAGATAAAAGTGCCAGAAGATAAACTGCGCTGATACAATCAGTAGTCTTTCAAACCAGTTTGGCTTGGCGATCTCAATGAAGAACATCAGATGCATTCTTTCATTTTCAGCTTCTGCCAACAACTCTCGTATTAACGGTCCGTATCCTCTTTGATGTCGTCTTAAACTTTTAAGATGGATAAGCATACCAGCAACCATACCAGGAACACCAGCAATGGTTTCTAGTACAACTGCTCTGTGACCATAACGCTTGGAGAAGAAGGCATCAGCAAAGAACCTAAAGAACTTTGTCATGGCCATAGCAAACCAGTCACTCATTTTTGCCAGCCTTTCAGCACCTCAGGAGAGAAGTTGGCGTAAGAGAACTGAAGACGGTCAACTAACTTGACAGCTCCACCAGTACGATCGATAGCAACGAACCCTTCCGGATTAGTTATTCGGAAACCGTTACGAGTCTTCAGGAACATTCTCATACTAGATGCTTTGTTCATCTTGTCGATTATCTTCTGTTTTGCTTGGATAATCAAGTTCATAAATGTAAACATATTCTGTAAATCTGTAGTGTTGTTAACAACTTTACTCAACACCTGCTTCTTTCTTTCGGTCCAAGCATCTTTGGTCTTTTGCTGCTTCTTAGATTCGATCTCTTTGTTGTACCATTGCTCAATATAGTCATAAAGACCAGCAGTGTGCTTTCTTGGATTGGGAAAAGGTGTACCTGCTCGTACGTATGTGTTGTTATATGTCTTAATCTTTTGCTTGAGTTCCTCATCGTCAGCAATCATTGCCAACACGCTTCCGGAAACAGATCGAAGAGCTTTACCTGCTTGACTAATAAGAGCAGTTACTTCATCAGTTTCCTCTCTAGTAAACTTAGCGTTGCCAGTAACATCTTGATAAGTAGCATCACTCATAAACACTGAAGGGACAGATCGCATCTTAGATGTGATGTTACGTCCGAAAGATGCTTTCATGTCTTTTAGTGTTCGTCCTGAGTAAGTTGTATGCCAGACAACCCCGATAGCCGCCTTTCTAATCCGCTGTCCGAGACCAGAAGTAACAGGCACAGCATATACAATCGTATTCGGATGGAACGAATACACTTTCTCATCACTAATTTCCAATGCGGTGATGTCTGATTTGGTGAACAGTAGATCACCTTGGAAGATCCCCTTGTTGATACCCAGTTTCTTAAATTCGCGAAGTGCAATCGTAAACTTGTCGCGAAGGTCACCAGATAAGTCTTTGTTGATATCAGATTGCGTTTTGTACAGTTTAGGGTTGACATTAAATATCCCCTTCTTGGCAACAAAAAATTTACCATCAGTAGGATCGATACCAGCAAAGATAGCTGGAGCACCGTCCCATTTTACAGTGGCGTTTACTTTACCTGCCCCACTACCTGCAAGCATGTCTCTTAATGTACGAAGTGAGTTGATTGCTTGACGAGCACCGTCTGATCCAGCATTGAAGACCATGTCCTCAATGTGTTCCATGTGAGTATTCTTTGACTCATTTAAGACTGTGGAAAACTTTTTCATTTACGCGAATAACTTCTTTATACCAGCCTCGGTATCGATAGTGTGAGGTGATCTACCTTTGGTTTTTAAACGGCCTTGGAATCTCAGTCCTGCAGTGCGTGTTTCAGTTCCGTCTGGGAAGGTACCTCTGGTGCCCGAATAGGCGAGTCGAATTTCAACTTGTATTTCACCACTCAAACGAGGAACAGGTAAATTGAAAGGATTTTTGCCCATATAGAAAAGTCCCGCACCACCTATTTGGATATAGTATACACCTTTCTTGTTATAGTGTTTTTCGATAAACGTAGCGTCAGTCACTACTTTGGTATTAATGTCTTTCAGCAACCCACGATCTTTAAGCTCGTCGCGTCCGGCTTTAGATATTTTGATTGGTACACCTTTAATAGCTTTGTGATACTTTACAGGCGTTAGTTTCTGAGCGGCTTTAATGTAGTTGTCGAGAGCTTTCGTTTTCTCTTTAACAGCAGTCATCAACATTTCTTCATCAGCAGGATCCAGCTTTTTAACAGATGTGAACTTCTTAGATATCATGTCGTATGTAAATGAACCACCACCCATCTGATCATCTGCGGACAACTTGACTTCAATATTGAAATCCTTACCCATCAGCTTTGCTTCAATATCACCAGCACCTACGTTCGAGAAGCCAGCAGACGGCTTGTCGCCAGGAAGAAAGCCATATGTGGGTCCAATTTTCTGTATCGCTTTGTATATTTTTAATTCGTAGTCTAGTCCACGTTGTCCCGAAACAGCCATTTGTATCAATTCCTAGGTAAGACTTGCGTGTTGATGAATAGCGGCAACGTGCTTTTCAGCTCCCTCATGATCACCACGTCTCAGAGCAGTTGCCAAAGCCATGTGATGATGATCAAAGTTGTTCTTTTTAGCAGCCATCCAACCGCTTTTATGCTCTTTACCGTTGTGATCTAAATCAGAATGGTGGGTATTAGGACTAGCATGCTTGCCGTGAATAGTCTGAGAACTATGAAGTCCGCTGAGCTGCTGAGCGTCATGATGAGCTTGCTTCATACGTACGTGCGAAGTTTCAACGTGGTCCTCCTCATCATCTGTCCGCATGTGCGGATCCATATCAATACCTTTATCGTGGTGTTTCTGGGCTGTATGAACCTGCTTAACTAAATCCTTTCTATCAGCTGCACTCTTAACGTGAGGAAGATGTCTAGCAACATGATCTACTAAATCATCGTGATCAGATTCGTGTTTCTGTGATTTCTCGTAGCTGTCTTGAGTACTTTGCCGACCACCTTTAAGAGGCGGTTTAGTGTGATCACCATTTCGATTACCGATATGAGGTTCGTAGTGGCCACCGGCTTGCTCAGACAAACCATTAATCCCATTTGTGTACTGCTTAAAAGACTTCATTTCGTTGCTCCAAAGAAATGTTTTTTTGTATTTATATCAAAGCAGGACTAGAGATCCATTCTTTCCTTTGTGAGTGAACACCTCTCTCCACCTAGTAGTGTCGCAGCAAACATACTTGGACCTTTGTTGAGGTCTCTCAGCATCGGACACAGGTTTAACTACCAGCAGACGATCAACTTTATCACTGTCTGCATACTTGTCAAGTAGCTCAGGTGTAGTAAAGTTAGACCCATACGACTTCATCTCAGTTGTGACGTTGTGTAGCTTGATATCAAATCCACTAACATTGTCGACACCGTACGTTGAGTCTTTGTCATAAAAACAAAAGAAGAACTCACCAGGACCCACTTGTGTGTTGCCTGGTTTGAAGTACATCAGTGGATGCTCGGTCAGTTTATACAAAGGGTGCTCTGCAACGTCGTTGTTAATCAGAAGTCTCACACAATGCATTTTACCATCGTCACTCAGCGAGTGCATTGTGTGGTGCTTGACACTCTCTAGGAACGATACAATGTGCTCAGTGCTTAGTCCGTTAGAGTGACTTACTCCACAAAAGATACCTGCTAGGTCTCTAACAAACCATGCAAAGTTTTTTTTGTGTTTAGGATTGTTTAGGCCGTCTCGAGTCTTTAAGAACTCAGAGACGGCCGTGCTCACTGCGCCATAATCAATCATAGGACTTACTTAGGTTGCGTTACACTTCTCGGGATAACGACCACATTGATAAGCCATGTCCTTCGCTTTCATCCACTCTTGGCGTTCGCGTTCCCACTTACCACGTTCATAAGCACAGGTAACTGAGTCACCAGAACATCTAAAAGGTGGAAAGTCACCGTTGGGATTTTGAGGATAGTATTGACCTTCATCACTTTTGTCAAAAACGTGACCTAGTGTGACTGTACCAAGGATACCCCAAAGGATTCCTTGCTCGGTTGGTCCCCATGCTCTACTATCACTTGATCCAAACATTAGTATGGCTGCAATAGAAGCAGCAATGATTGTCTTCATGTTAGACACCTCCTATATTATGTATCTCACGAAGTTTCTGCATCTTAAAGTAGTCTTGCAGCCACTGTTGTGGACTCTTAATCGTGCTACGTTGACTCATCTTTAAACCAACATTACGAAACTCTTGCTTGAGCTTCTTCGCCATATCTCGTCCCATGAATCGAGACACGAGCCTTACAAGGATCTGTCTAAACTTTACATCATGGTGGCGAGCACCACACTGGTGTGCCAACTCATGAAGCAACGTGTACTGATTCATTCCACCATTGGGACTCAGTTGGATACGTCCATCGGGATACGCCATGCCAGTGAATCTAGATCGAGAACCCATATTCTTCCTTGGAACAACAAATGATAGCTTGCCACCCAGCTCCTTATAAGTCTTGCTCTTCATTATTCGCTCACAATACTTCTGAGCTTCTTCAATGTCAGCAAACTCTATGCCATATCCATTCCTGGCATTAAAGTTCCATTCTGCTCGGTAGCACTTATTCTGGGACCCATCCTTACGATAAGAGACGCGGCCAGTCAGCACCTGACGAGTACGCTTACGTACATAAGCGTTATACTTGTCAACGAGGTAGTCATTGAAGCCGTCAATAGCCAACAGCGTTTCTCGATCAAGCTCTAACATACGTTACTCCTTGTTCCAACTAATCTCTGGCCGGCGATCACCTTTACCGTCCCAGTATATGCTACAACCACATTCTTCGATGATGGGAAGGATCGCTTTCAAGTTCTTCACGCCTTGCTTGCTACCATCAAAGCAGAACGTGGATTCCTTAGCGATGTGAGGAGGCATGCATGTGAATCCAGACACGCTCGTATCAGGTTCGTAGTCAAGGTGGTCGTATGATCCGCTCAAGAATCCTTCGCCCGAACAGTAATCACAATCGATGTAAACATCTGGATCATAGGGATCCTCAACAACACCATCACCCTCGCAGCCACTACACTCCTCTTCATCCTCATCGTAGATCTCACAGTCCTGACTGTGATTGAACAGTACCTTGGCGAAGTCGACTTCCTGTCCCTTGAAAGGTCCTTCCTTGTGCTCGGTTGGTAATTCAGCCCATGCACAACTTTGACAACAAGGCATGTTCCATTCTACTAACCAACCATCCTCGCGGAGACGTTCTTGGAGTATAGCAAAGCTCATCGTAACTTCTTCCCTCGTCGACTTGAATCTGACTTCTTCTGAGCAGTTGTTCGAGTACCGCTTTTCTTAAACCGCTTATCCATCTTACCTGACTTGGTATACCCGCTCGCTTTCTTAGGCATGTTGCAACACCGCCCCAGCATACGCCGTATTAGCATCCAACATCTGCTCCAGCTCATAGTTGACTGAGTCCAACAACATCTGAACTTCGTCGTATGCATCCAGCACTCCTTGCTCGTGCTGAGTGAACCAACCATCACCTCGAGCGGCTTGCTCGTGGAAGTTAGAAAAGTATCCCTCACGTCGAGCCTCGATAGTCTTCGTGATCTTCTCGAGAGCCTGCCTGTACAGTTCAACAGTAGAAGTCATTGTAATCCCCTTATCGCTTACCAACAAACTTATCATAGTGGTATCCAGCACTATGCTTGGAAACCCCGAATCGGTCAACAAGAGTTTGTATCACTTGCTGCCGAGAGTCACCGACAATAACACGGTGGTTTATAGCACCGGTCATATCATCATGGCTAAACTCTGAAACAATACGTCTGGTACGTTTCTGCTTAGCCTTAGTCTTAGTCTTTGCCTTGGCCTTCTTCTTGAATGCCTCGGGCACAGGCTTCCTCTCAGGAATGTCACTAGCCTTGAAGTATGTAGGCTTGATCTCACCGCTAACAACACCCTTAGCGTACTCAAGCTGAGACGCAGTGTAGATATTGGGCAGCATAGCTGCCACACGAGGATCAAGACGATTCTTGGGCTGGTAAGCCATTATGAGAACTCCTTCTTGAATGCACGCTTGTAGTAGTGAGCATTAGCATACGTGATGCACAACGTCTTGGCAACGTCAGCTGCCGAAGCACCACGATGGTACATATCAAAAGCTGCAGTTCGTAGACTCGACTTAGCCTTCGCTTGCTTCATGATCTCCGTGCCGACCTTAGCAAAGTCGTCATCAGACATTAAAGGCTTCTTCTTAGCCTTGAGCAAGTGAGGTCGATGCTTCTTCATGAAGTCGCGAGCAACGACTCGTACTGAGTCATCGATAGTGTTCTTGCATTCCATCAATCGGTCCATGTATCTCTCCAAGCAATTTCCTAATCAATGAGGACATTATCAGGGCAAATGAGATTATTAGCAACCGTAGAACCCGCATGAATAGTGGGTCTAAAAACGCGAAAAAACTTGTGTAAAATCAAGGAGTTAGAAGTATGCACTTTTGCATATTTGTTCGCTTTCTTAGAGTAATTTTGCCTAAAAACGCGATTTGTATATAACGAAAGGGGGGGAGGGTGAGGCCGCGGGATCCGCGGCCTTGAGGGGTGCTTACGCAGCAGCCAGAGCTCGGTAGCCAGCAGCAACAACGGCACGAGCGGGAGTGCCTCGACGATAGAAGGTCGTAGTACGACCGTTGCTGTCGGTACGCTTGTTTGCGTAGATAGCAAACCCTTCGTTGCAACGAAGTTCCGAAACACGAGAAGCGATGCTGTTAGGAGTAGTACCAAACCATGTAGCCATTTGCTTTGCAGATGCTTCGCGGCCTTCAACTACCAGTACGTTAAACACTTTGTCAAGAATAGACATATAGATTTTTCCTCAGTTATGAACAATATTATGACCGGTTGTTCCCAGTCATGTAGAACATTATCAGGGCAGACGTTCAAGAAGTCAACCGATTATTTGTAATCTTTAACTTCACCCGCTATCTGATCTAACAACAAACTGCATGTTCCGCACTGAGTGCCGGCGCCGGTCACTTGTTTTACTTTCGCAAGATCGAGGTGACTGAGTAGTTCACGTATTGTCGAGTCAGACACGCCTTTACAGATGCATGCGATCATTATACAAAAAGATAGTTTGTAAGTAAAGTGTTTACAAACATAATGAGACCTACACCATTTAACAGAATCAGTGCTCGGTCCTTCCACAGCACCGACACTACCAACCACCCTGTGATACCAACAATACTTAGGATAAGATCGTAGAAGATCAGATCCTGAATACCTCGGATACTCATTGCAGATAGTACAATCAAACTACTGAACCACTTGACGTACCAGTCAACGGTGTACTTTGGCGTTACACTTTTAAGGATCCTATCAGAGTGTTTGATCTCACCAACAGAGTACTCGGCACCACTATCAGTTTGGATAATGACATTATCAAGTTTTTCACTTTCGTTAGATACAGTGCGTGACATTATTCGAGACCTGCATCCCAGCGCTCACTTTCCCACATTTGCATGAAGTTTGAAAACCCCACTTGAAGTACGCTGTATTCATTGAGCCATTCATCTCGCCACTCCTGAACTTCTTGAATCTGTTCTGGTGTGATATCAACAATGTTATCAACACCGAAGTGCGTCATGATATGTTCCCACACCTGATCACAAATCTCTCTCTCATAATATTCCTCAGACTTATGAACTCTGTGCCACTTGTATTTGTCACTCATATTCTTACTCCACTCAGGGTGTCTCACCATTGTCACTTTTTGATACCCCCACCACCATTGACCGAGTTCATCTTTGTGAGGAAGTATCCAGTTTTGAATAGGATAGGTGGGTTCTTTTTTTGATTTTTTCCACTTGAACTTATTGAACATTTATGATCTGATTCTTTTCGCCTGCATCGCGATGCCAGTTACCATAAAAGCAGTGAAGTGCTTCATGACCAACGTAATCGGGATGATAGCTTACTAATGGGTCGACTATATGGAGTGTACATGGGCCAACGATACTAGGATCCTGTACAGCGAATGCTCTGATGGACTGCCATTGATCGAAGCCTTGTATCTTTGCTGACAATGCTAGATGTGCAAAGGTAGGATACGTTACTATTTTTATAAAAGAATGATCTTTAACGTACTGCGGTGTTCCAAAATGATATAGGTCTTTACCAATTAATTGACGTTCCTCGTCAATAGAATTTACATCGGATATAAGAGTACCTAATGAAACACCACCAAGAAAAAATACTAAGATAGCACATAACAATATAGACGTTCTAATCATCCCCGCCTCTAGATTCCTCGACGCTCATACCAGATAGAATGAACGTAACGCCACCTGCTACTATCGGCAGCATCATGATGCATGCAATGCTAATGATAACGGTCATAATGTTACAATGTACTCAGCAAGATCATTCATAGCTATATGCCTTAAGAATCTTATCTACGCCTTCTACCATTTCCAAAGCATGAACATACTTGTCGACTTGTTCTTCCACAGCACCGACTAGATTCGGATGCTCACCTATGCCAACAGAGTTTTCGTATACCTCAATGTTGACTAAGGCTTCTTCCATAATTGCCTCATGCTTCATTTTAACTGCTTTGAGTAATTTGACTTTCATCCTTCTTTCTCCAAATCCCATACACATTTGTTTTTCTTTGAATCGGGGAGAGGCATTCGCTTAACCCACAGATGACCGTTCTTCTCAGCATCTTGGAATGTTAGTGCTGTGATGAAGAACGCACCGACAATTAGTAAGTGACCACCTACACTTCCAATACCAAAGTAAATTGAGTGACCCATCCACAACGTGAACACTACAGTCCACATAACAGACAGATAGAACATTAGAATAAATTGTGTAAATGCGTTTGGAATGAATCTCAACGGATTCATCTTTAAGTTAAAGAAGAAGTTGTAGAAATCGTAAATCCAAAAACCAATTGCTTTAAACATTAGAACTGCTCCGCTTCAGTAGAATCTGCCAACCCGGCAGTTGAGGCCCCCAAAGCATTAGTTATAATATCAAAGTATCCGACACCAACTTCTCGTTGGTGCTTTGTGCTAGTGTATCCCCATGCTTCTGATTTGAACTCTGCTTCTTGTAACTGAGAGTATGCAAGCATACCATCAAGACGATACTTGTGAGCAAAGTCAAACACCGCATAGTTAGTGGAGTGAAAGCCAGCAAGTGTAATGAACTGAAATTTGAATCCTAGCTTGCCAAGCTCTCGTTGGAAGTCTCTCAGTTCTTGATCACCTGGAATGCTCTTACGCCAGTTGAATGATGGTGAGCAGTTGTATGCCAACATCTGATCTGGATGCGCACCTTTTACAGCATCGGCGAATCGTTTAGCCTCTCTTAGACATGGCTTGGAGGTTTCGCACCAGATAAGATCAGCATACTCAGCGTAAGCCTGTCCACGTTCACATCCCATATCAAGACCACCGTGGATCTCGAAGAATCCATCCGGGGTGCGAACTGGTCGTCCGTCCTTATACTTTATGTACTTGCGATCTAATTCATCAACATCAGAAGCAAGGAGTTTAGCTGACTCTGCATCAGTACGGGCAATGACCACAGTATCAGTGTCCAGTACGTCACTAGCAAGACGAGCAGCGTTGAGGTTGCGAATAGCCTGACTAGTAGGGATGAGAACTTTTCCACCTAGATGTCCACACTTTTTTTCTGACGCGAGTTGGTCTTCGAAGTGGACGGCGGCTGCTCCAGACTCGATAAGGTTGCGTGCAAGTTCGTAAGCGTTGAGCGCGCCTCCAAAGCCTGCTTCTGCATCAGCAATGATAGGTGCGAACTCAAAACCTGGGCCGCCTTCTGATACAATGATTTGATCTTGTCGGCGAAAACTATTATTGATATTCCTAACGACAGCAGGAACAGAGTCCACAGCATATAGACTCTGGTCAGGATAGACTTCGTCTGTTGAATTTGCTGCCGCGGCGACTTGCCACCCACTAACATAGATGGCTTTGAGTCCTGCTTTGACATGCTGAACCGCCTGCTGTCCGTTGTAAGCGCCAAATGTGTTAATATATAGATTATCTTCAAACAGCTGGCGTAACTTTTTCGAGCCCATCTTAGCTAACGTGTATTCTATTTGTACAGAACCACGTAATGAATTAACTACTTGGGGTGAATAGGTCCTTTTGGTTCCCATTGATATCTCCATTCTGGCTATCGCCAGGCAAAACCCGATAGTTGTCTTCTACACTATCTGGTGTCGACACTTCAATAATAGTTCCTTCCTCTAAACAAATAATTTGATGAGGTTCCAATGGTTCGTTTCGCCACGTGTCACCTTGATTCAAAATAATCTCATTGAGATCAGCATTTAGAGTATTAATGTACTTAACTAGAAATTTGCCTTCTAAGACAAACCAGGTCTCATCCTTCTCGTCATGAAAATGCATGGAGAATTTTGATCCAGTATGGAACTTGAGTAGCTTGCCACAATACTTGTCGTTTGTAGCAAATATGTACTCGTGTCCCCAACCCTTTTCAACTAAACCTTCAAGTCGCAAAGCTAAACACCTTTCTATTGTCAAAAGCTCGTTTCCAACCAACGTACTTTGATTTGTAGTCAGCTTGGTCGTCGCTGTTTAGATGGGACCACTTATCCTTGTCTCTCAATAAATAATAAGCCACATCCCACCAATCAGTACCTGTAATTAACTCTTCGGCCATTTCCTTGTCGTGAAGTGCTTCTTCGTAGTTTAGGTAATCAGCTTCGATGTGGAACACTTCCAAACAGTGACCACTATACACATAGTCTAAACTAAAGTCAATGCCCCATTTCTGCACTACACCTAACAGTTTGTTTAAAGACGGCCTGTGCACAGCTAGCTGTTTGATTTGCTCTCGCGCGGCGCCAGTATAATTCCATCGCATATTGACTGTACTGTGATCTAGTACGAGATGGTTTTGGCTTTCGTCTGCGTCGTAGAACCACGTGACATGATTGGCTGTATGAAATAGATGACCTTCGTCTATTGTGATGCCACTGTTCTTGTGAAATAATCTTTCTTGATAGTTAAGTTCGTAGCCGTCTTTGTCAAAAAATCTGTGATCGGCTTGCAGTAAAAGATCACAATCAACAGGCTTGGTGATTGTTGGGTTAGGGTTAAACTTGTTTTTTGATATCTTTAACCGCATTTACGTTAGCATCGATCCATTGCTTTGGAGTTGTCCACTTAAGGTCTACGATACTATTTAGTTTGGTGTTATCAGCTCTTGTGTATTTTTGATATTGATTCTTTAAATTATCAGGCATTGGAATATATTCGATATCAACACCTAATTTTTTGCTAAACAATTCACCGACACGTTGGAAGCTAGTTGCTGTGCCTGTACCAACATTAAACACACCACTGACATGCTTCCACAGCATTTGTCTGTGCACGTCTACAATATCATTGACACAAACAAAATCACGTTTATATTGATCACTATCTTCGAATAGAACTATCTTACCATCTTGCTCAGCCTGATGCTGGAACTTGGTAAACACAGACGCCTGTTCACCTTTGTGTTCCTCATTAGTACCATATACGTTAAAATACCTAAACCCTTGTACATCGATATTAGATGATGGCTCAATTTCCATAACGAACTTATCGAACATAAACTTGGTCCACGCATAGGGGTTAAGTGGACGAACTTCACCGTCTTCTTTGAACGAATTCAAGTCACCGTACACGCTTGCACTAGAAGCATATTGAAAAGAAGTACCGTATGCAACACACTCTCTGTACAACTTAATACTAAAGTCATAGTTGTATGCAAAAATTTTAGGGACGTCGTTTTCTGTAGTGCTGCTGATTGCACCGAGATGAATAATCGTATCATATTCTTTTACATATGGTAGGCAGCCATAGCTTTCATCGTAATCGTAACCGACGACATCGTGCCCATCAGCAATCAAACTATTGTAAACATGATTACCAATAAACCCTTTGTAGCCTGTAACTAAAATCTTCATTCAAAGTACCACGTAATTTACAAATACAAATACACTAGCCATAAACATGACTGTAACGAACAGTCCTATTACAAAGAATACTACTGGGTTACCATGTTCGAAATCTCTAACACGGTTTTCGGAACTTTGTACACCAAAGAACGCTTGCAGTACGCTCAGTATGTTACGCCATATACTCATACTTATAATATCGAATCAATGTCTTGCTTTTTCAAGGTATACGTGCCTCTATGTTGCACAGCAATACCAGCACACTTATTAGCAAACTCAATACATGGACCGATTGGTTCACCTTGAAGCATTTTGTAAGTTAATCCAGCCAGAAACGTATCCCCTGCTCCACACACATCAAACATCTTAACCTGATCACTAGGATATGTGGTACCATTGTACATAGCACCTTTACTACCAAGGGTTACAATTGTTGATCTTGGTACTGACTTAGCTTTTTCATACTCTAGCTCATTGATCTTGACAATACATCCTTCAAACTGAACAAGATCATCTTTCTTGCTGTCTATCAGTATGGGTCCATTGAACAACGTTCGTAGCTGCTGTACGTTATCGTAAGTAATAAACCCCTTATCGTAATCACTAATAACAATAGCGTCATAGATAGTTACATCTTGTATAGACGATACTTCAAACGGAGTAATGTTTGGGTGAGTAGAATCAGCACGCATTAAGTGCTGACCACTTTTAGAGTCGACATATCTGGTTTTGTTAATGTGCTGTGATAGCCGCTGATGGGCAAAAGTAGTATCGATACCAAATGCTTTGAGATTCGCATTGACATTGCCTGCCATACCATCTGCCATGCTCTTCCAAACCAGATCAGCAACAGGCACAGGCGCCTCGGGACTCAATCTCGAGACGTTGCAATAGTAGGTTTCGTCCCTACACAACTCTCCAACTACTAGTACATTCATACAAACAGATCGCTGTAATCCTTCTTCATCTTACTTCCAAACGCTTGGTTAAGACCTTTACCAACCTCGGTGTTGTCCATCACAGGTCCATCGTCCACTAAATCAGCTTGAGCTGACTGTTCGACATCATACAGCCTCATCTTGGCTCTATCAACACCTATTACAAATCTTTTGTACGTAGTAGGATCGTTGTATCGATTCTTTAATTGTTTAACCATCAATTGGTTAAGCTGCTCAAGCTCGTCGCTGTTAATAATAGCAAACATGAAGTCAGCTGTAGCAGGTAGACCAAACGACTCTGACGTATCTTCCAGTCCAAGATCGCTATTGGTGTATCCAGAACGCGTCGTCTGGGTAGCAGAGACAATCGGTACATTCTTTTCTACAGCTAGCCCTCGTAATTCCTCTGCAATAGCTTTAATGTAAGTATACGAGTTTATAGAGCCTCCTATCGCCTTTGAACGACTACTAGAACAAATGTTTAGATAGTCGATATAGATGATGTCTGGCTTAAAGTTGCGCTTAATAGCTAGCTCGTTAATCAGATGTCTGAAGTGGCCACTGTGCGCCGAAGCGGTAGGATACTCTTTGATAATCAATCTACCAGGTGTGCGTGATCGTAGATCGGCAATCTTATTGTCGTACATTTGTTTAGGTAAATTAATAAGGTCATCTACCTTGACGTTCAACAAATTAGCATCAATACGCTCTGCAATCTTTTCTTCAGCCATCTCCATAGTGATGTAAAGGACGTTCTTTCCTTCCATCATGTTACCCGCAGCAAAGTGACACATTGCAAGAGACTTACCTACACCAGTACCAGCAAGGATAATGTTTAGAGACTTGCGAGGAAGACCGCCTTTAGTAATCTTGTTCATATACTCAAGGTCAAACGGAATGCGTTCTTCCTTATGGTGGTAGAACTCAAACCGCTGCTCATAGTCTTCTATGAAGTCATGACCAATGTGATTATCAAATGTGACGGCTAATGCTTCAGACAGCACTTGTGGAATTGCTTGCTTAGTCTTCGTCTTACTCTTTCCATCGATGATGTGGATAGATTCCATAATCGCATTGTATACCGCTTTCTCTTGACAGAATTGCTCTGTCTTATCAATCAGCCACTCTACATTAACTTCGTCATCCTTGCTAAGCTGCTCGACTTGAGACACCGCATTACTATAATCAGCTTCACTTAACGATTGAGTATTCTCTAACTCAATATACAGAGCTTCTTTAGAAGGCGGACAGTTGTACTGATCCATGTATTGTTTAATCTTACCAAGGATCACCCTGTCTGTAACAGTCTGAAAATATTCTTCTTTTAAGAATGGAAGTACTTTGCGAGCAAATGATTCGCTATTGATCAGATGGCTCAGTATGTTCGCTTCTATCGTCATTTACCTTTTCCATAATCATTGATACTATGATGTCACCGATCGTTGTTTCAAATAGCTGCTTGTCACAATCTTCACTGCCTTCGATTACAGTATAATTGAAACTAAGGACACCTTCATCATTAATACTAACTGTGTCGATCTGAATCACATAAGATTCAAAAGGACCTTCTGCAATCATAATCGGACACAAAGAGTCCTCATCTACAGCTTCAAGTACAGCATACTTAGGAATCAAATCGCAATCTCTCCATCATCCTGTATCAGATCATCCTTAGATCCATATGTAAACTCTAGCGCAGCAGCTTCGTCGATACGTGCTAGCAGTTCGTCCGTAAAGTATTTTGTAGGATCGCTTAGAATAGACTTAGCATAAACTTTAGTACCATCGGGCATCTCATATCGGTTTGCCACCTTCTTAATAATCTCATACTTTTCAGCTAACTCTAACAGACCATAGTAACGGTCTAATCCTTTATCGTAAGTAAGAAGTACCTGTACCTCTTTGTTCTCTTTAGTAAGTCGACTCTTAGTCATCTTGACTCTAATAATATTACCAACGACCTCCTTGCCGTCTTTTTCTTTTCTCTTTGACAAGAAGCAAATTTGTGAAGCCGTATACTTGAGACCACTACCACCAGCCATCTCTTTTGTTGGGATGTAAGATCCAACAAGTTCATATACATGGTTGGTAACTAGCATAGGTACATTTGCTTTGGCTAGCTTAAGGTTAAGAACACGGAACGTGGCTTTGAGAGTAGCTGCCTTAGTCATGTCCCTGGTTTCGCTACCTGCATGGGTATCCTCAACTTCTTTAGTAGTCGACAGCTGACCGAGAGAATCCAGCACCATCATCATAGGTGGCTTCTCTCCCTTAGTCTCATTGTAGTTGTCTAGGATTTGTAGAGCAGTGTGTCGAAACTTTTGAATAGTGTCTGGCTCAGAGATAATCACTCGCTTGGTGTCAATACCACGTTGCGTCATCATCTCTTTGGTGACAGCTGCTTCTGTATCGAAGTAGAACACTGCACCGTCTGCATTATCATCTAAGAACCTCTTTACAACACCCATTACAAAGAATGTCTTACCGGTAGCAGATTCACCAGCGAATGCAGTAATCTTATTGTTAGGTACACCACCGTGGATGCTACCACTCAGTGCTGCGTTTAGAATATAGCTACCGGTGTCAATGTTACCAGAGTACTCGGCGCTAGCTAAACCATCTTCTGCTATAGATGTGTTCTCATCATTAAGTTGTTTTACAATATCACGAAAGAAATCACTCATACTATCCTCATTACATTTCATTCAATCTGTTAATAATCTTTGCCTTTAGTCGTTGCAGCGAACGTTTCTCATGTTTACGTTCAATGGAGTTACCTTTAGTATACATCTGTACCAACTTTTTATCAACCCCATTCAACAAGTCCTTAAGCTCACTTTTGGAATCTATTTTAGTTACATCAGGGTGTTGATTGAAGTTTTCGTGCATCTTGTCGTAGTCATCAAAAGCAGGATCCGACTCGACTTCAACTTCAACAAAATTCCAATCGTCGTCCATAGTACTGACTGTAGCAGCCTCAATAGTTTTCTTAGGCTTTTTTGGTACCGATAATGTCATGTTTGCAGCTATAAGCAAAAGAACAGCAAGTGGATCGAATACAAACACAATAAGCAAGATAACCCAACGTACTGCTTCATCAAAAAAGTCACGTGCCTGATCTCCATATATTAATTCAGCAATATACTTTAGAGGACCAACCTCGACCTCCAATGCCAGTTTTTCTTGTTGAAGCGGCGTGAGACCTTTCTGGAGTTCCTCAATTTGAACGTACGCAGCATCAATTGTCTCGTTGAGAACACTCCTCTCATCTTGTTGATTTTGGCGAACCGCAATCGAACCTGAAGGACCGCGAATTCTGTCATATTCGATGAGCGTAGCGACCTGTTGGTCTAGTTGCGAGAGAACCGTTTCTGCATCAACAATGATTGACTGCTGGCGCGTAATCTGTCTTTCCAAGTTGCTGATTTGAAGTTCATTAGTGCCACCCACTGATATAGAATGTTCCAAGTGTGCCTTTGACAAAAAGCCAAAGATACCCATTGAGGTGATTAACATCAACACAACTACAGCTGTTGTGAGATATGATTTTAACAGGAAGGGTATTTGCTTCCAATTGCGGTATAGCCAAGAAGCAGTAACTAGCTTACCTGCCTCCAACACACCACCCATAATAATAATTGCAGTCGCTGCTCCCGAGAATATAGCAACTAGTCCTGCAATACTATACCAAGCAGCCACCCCAGAGATAGCTAGAGCCATAACAAGGGTTAGGATACCCATTGCTAGCCTCTATAGATTGAGTCGAGCATGTCTTGGAACTGCTCGATTTTTTGAAGACGGTTTGGCCACCAAATATATTCTTTATCAGCGCTCTGCCTGAGATTGTTAAGTAAAGGCTGTACAGCGTCGTACAACTTTGTAAGACGTGCTTGAATCTCTTCTGCTGTTGCAGAAGTAGATTGTACTTGTTCGTGAGCTGCCTGTACTGCTTCCAGCTCTTGTTCGTCGACAATGGAAAAACCAAAGTCAAAAGCGTTAACTGTGTTATCTACCATTAGAAGAATGCCTCTAGAGTTGCCCTAGGTTCTACGTCCCACCCTACAGCATCCAATATACTCTTAACCGGTTCAAGAAAAGACTTCTCGAACTGGGTATCATAATCAACATGATGACGTATATCAAATTCTTCAGGTAGGATAGAGGGGAATGCAATGACATTACTTTGCACCTTATTGGGTTGTTTGAGGTAACAAAACTTTATCTTTTCACCCGAATGTATCTTCTCATATTTATTTGTTAGACTATGTTGATCCACGTAATGATTGTATGTCAATGCTGCACGTACTTGGATAGGAGTACCCTTTTTGTACAGCATTATGCTATCGCGGTAAAATTCCAGACGATTAACTGATCGAGGAAATGCAATGTCTTCGATCGGTGTCTGTGCAAACTTATCGCGTAACATGCGGATATAGTTCTGCACATCGTTCTCCTCCTTCTCCAGAATTACTTTAATGGTGTCTTTAATCATTGTCCGGCAAATTGATGGAGTAGATGACCTAACAGCTTCAATCCCCATCATCTTTAGCTTTGGTTCGTTATATTGTACTCCCTCGCTGTTATGCACGTTTAGTACATAATGCTTTTTACCAGTCCAAACTCCTCTACTTGCAATCACCTCTCGCTTCATTACCATCATCTGATCGTAACCGTTAAGGTATTCTTTCAGCTTGAGATATGCATTGTCGAGCATTGGCTCGATCTTCTCAGTAGCAACCTTGTCAAGAAACTTTACTGGATCTTTAGGTTTAACCTTATCAACAAGACCACCCATGTTAATGTATAGAGAGTCAGTATCGATGGCAATCACATAGTCCTGGTTGTCAGTACCGAGTACTTTGTTCATGTACTGGTTGAGATGTTTCTCGGCCCATCGAATGGTGAGCTGGCCACTGATAGTAATCCCTTCTGCAATACGAATATCGTAGTATCTGAAGTACTCGTTAGACATCGCACCATAAAGGCTATTCATCAAAATCTTAATCGCCATCTGCTTGTTGTCGAGGGTAGTGACCTCTCGTTCAAGTTCATACGACGAACCAAAGTCTTGGATCTTCTGCTCAACGTCTAGCATCTGCTTTTTGTATTGTTTACGTTCGTTGTATAGGTTGTCGACGAGTTCTGGAAACAAACCACGTTTAGTTCTACTGAAGTACTGACCAGTACCAGCCATGCTGTGCTCTGGTTTAACCTCGACGTGGTTATGGTCCAGCAGATAGTCTACTGATGATTGATAACTACCGTTAGTATTGTCACGTCTGAGAAGATCAAAGCTATGGCTGTGATCAAGTACAGTCTCTGGCGACATATTGTATTGCATGATAATGTGAGGATATAGACTGTTTAAGTCAAACGACATTACCCAATCATGCATACCGACTTTAGGATCTTTAACATAGGCGCCTTCGATCTTTCTTTCTTTAGTGTTGTCCCTTTTAGGAGGACAAATGATTCCTCGGTTACGAAGTTCGTTGAAGATCAAAGCATCCCATACAGCTACAGAACCAAACGCGTCGGCATAATTTACCTTACCCTTATAAGCAATTGTCATGCACAGCGTAGCTAGACCCATCTTATGTTCGAGACGATCTACAATCTCAACGTCTTTGATGTTGTAGTCAATAAACTTCTGAAAGTCATTTAGATACAACCCATTAAGAGATCCATACTCGCTATAATCAATCTTACTGTCACCAAGAACAGTGTAGGCGATATGATCCAACTTATATGATTCCTGAGTACCGTAACTGTATGCAAACTTCTTAAACAGATCAAGGTAGTCAAGTTGCTCTATACCACTAATCTCATACACCTGCACTTGGTTCTGACCAAGCTCAAGTACTCTACCACGTATTGGATTACGCATTGTGTGACACCAAGGTGATAGTTTGTTGGTATGTCCCTCACCAAGTACCTTGGTAATACGGTTAACCAAGTACACAATATCAAACATTCGACTATTCCATCCAGTAACAACGTCTGGATAACTCATAGCCCATTGGTCCATGAACTTATGAAGTAGCTCTGCCTCATTAGCACACTTGACGTATTGCACGTCTAAGTGGTTAACAATAGAGTCGCTGTGACTCCAATCACCAAGACCCCAAACGTAGTATACGTTATCAATGTTGTTCTTGATTGTGATTGCTGTTACTGGATGGTTGGCATCTTCGGGCCGAGGAAAACCTTGATCGGACTGAACCTCGATATCGATCGTAGTTACATTGATCACATCGCGATCGAATTCAATCACCTTGCGGAACGCATCACTAATGAACTGCTGTACGAAGTTTGTGTTGCCATGAATGTCAAAATTATCAACATCTTTGTGGCGTTTAAGAAAGTCCATACCATCACGCATAGTATCAAAATCCATCTCAGCTAGATAGGATCCAGTCAAAGATTTGAACTTGGTAGGCTTTGGACTAGCAACGTAGAACGTTGGCTTGTATTTTACACGCTGCTGAATACGTCTTCCGCTATTATAACCACGAAAGTAAATGTAGTCAGCAACACGTGTAACATTTGTATAGAACGGCTTACTCATGCACGTATTGTACTTTAGCTACGTGCAAAAATCAAGCGATGATTGAGGATTCTGGAGTAATGATACCACCAAACATTTTCTTGTGCTGGTCTTGCAGACTCTTATCTGGATCAGCTACAAACACGACCATATCTTTGTTTAATTGAATAGGGTCTTTGGTAGTAAATGGACTGTAGGGTACAAACTGCACGCTTTGGTTTTGTGTTGGTACAATAACAACACCGTCTTTAATTTCAATGGTGTCGTCCTGGTCTTCACAAACACAAAGAATATCTTCACCGGACAACATACGAACTACTTTTACTGACATAATAATTTCCTTTAATGAAAAGGGGCGCCGAAACGCCCCCAAGTGTTACGCCTTAGTCTTCTCTTCTTTCTTTTCTTCCACGTAGTACCAATTACCCGAGATCGGATCTTGACGATGATTTTCAGAGAGTTTTACTAACACAATACGAACTTGTCTAGCTTTCACAACTACTTCTTCAATCTCACTAGCGCTTGTAAAAGATGAAAATAAACATAAGGCAACGATTGCCAAATGTTTCATTTTATTCCTCCGTTAACAATTGACCTCCAATAGGAATTGTACGGGGACGCTTATCTTCAGGGATTTCTACTCTCAGGTCAATGACGAGTAAGCCGTCGACGAAGTCAGCTCCATCAACGACAACATGCTCTGATAGTCTAAAGGTGCGGGTAAATTTCTTTGCAGAAATACCGCGGTGAAGATACTCACGTTCCACTCCTCCGTCCTTCGGAGAAGAACCCTTACCAGCTACTACAAGAATACCATCTTTGACTTCGACGTTCAAGTCGTCCTTGGTATAACCTGCAAGTGCAAGCTCGATAGAGAAATGTGTTTCATCCTTTTTAACTACGTTATGAGGAGGATACAGCTTGTTGTCTGCCATCTCGGACAAACGCTCTATCTCAGACCAAACGTGATCAAATCCAATGAAATGTGAACGCGGAAAAGAAAATGCTTTAGTTGCTACCATCGTGGCGCCTCCTTATTTAAAAGCAAGGTTGTTGTCTACTGACCGGACCATCCGCATCAGCATTACTATTTATAAGACTTATCATAATTCATTTGGGTATTATTGCTCTTTATCGATAAGAAAATGGCGTCCCTGGGACGCCATCAGTACGAACAATAATAAGATTAGCCTGGACACACTGCTGCATCGTCAGATGCATCGAATGTATCATCACCGCAACCATACGAATTATTGTTGTCAGTATCACAATAACGTTGCCATGCTACTTGACTAAACGACAGACCTTCTGACCATGGGACGAATGCTTTACACCATTCATGAGATCCGACTTGCATTTCGGGATCTGTGCCATTATCTACTTCGACATAATCACGTCGAGTTGTTGCAGGAAACTCTTTAAATTGATATGTACGACCGCTATTGTATAGTCGTTGTTGAAAGAGTTTACCTTTTGTTACCATGATTTGCTCACCTTCCTCAAGAGTCAGGGTAGAGCCATCATCATAGTTGATTACAGTCGCGCCGAACACAGTCAGTGGCATCAGTGCGACCAGTGCTGCTAGTTTTTTCATTTCATTCTCCTAGTTATTATTATAATAAAGATAAAGCTTCAAATAGTATTGAAAGATAATTGGTTGGTGTTTTGGATTGGGACACTGAGGAAACATTGATAGCATTGCTTCAGCATGCTGCTCGCTTGTCATTGCTGCCATTGTTGTTGTAACCGAGTAGCTTCTTCAATAGTCGAGCACAATTGACTACGGAAAGGTGTTCCGTCAATCCTTTCTACAACAACGTACTTCATAACCGTGTCTGTGGTTTCACTCAACCACTCATTGATTATTACTTCTTTCTGCCGATTGTGTACTTCGCTTCCAGATTCCACTGATCTTTCTCCTTGTGAGGCAAGATTTTGATTTGCGACAAAGGTGCAATAGGGTCTGCTGACTTGTC